TGTCGTGGAAGATACTTCGCCTCAACTTGGAGGCGCTCTTGACTTAAACTCACAAAACATTACTGGTACTGGTAACATTTCTACTACTGGTGATATTACTATAACAGATACCGATGCTGGTTCTGCCGCTGGGCCTGAACTTGTTCTTTATAGAAATAGTTCTTCTCCTGCCGATGCAGATTATCTTGGACAACTACAGTTCAAAGGTAGACATGATGGTGGTGGAGATGAAATCTATGCAAAGGTTACTGGTAAGATTACTGATGCATCACAGGGAACTGAAGATGGACTTATCGAAACTGCTGTCAAAGGAAATGGTTCTTTCACGATTGTCAGTAGACAAAAATCAAACGAACTACAACTTCTAAACAGTGTAGGACTTAGTGTTGCTGGTAATACTACATTATCTGGTACACTAAACGGACATACAATTCCAGGCGGTGCTGGTACAATCGCATTGACAAGTGATATTGGGTCTACAGACTTATCTGCCGATTCAACTCCTCAACTTGGAGGTGACTTGGATGTAGTCACACACGGAATTGTTTCGACATCAAATAGAAACATTGCAATTACACCAAACGGTTCTGGTAAAGTTATTATTGATGGATTGTCTCATCCTGTAGCAGATGGTAATGCTGGACAAGTTCTTAAAACAGATGGTTCGGGAAATCTTGCGTTTGCTTCAGTTGGTTCACTTGCTGGTTCTGGTATTCAGAATGTATCAGATGATAGTTCTCCACAACTTGGAGGCAACTTAGATGTTGTGACGCATAGTATTGTATCGACATCCAATAGAGATATTAACTTAACACCGAATGGTTCGGGTAAAGTTGTTGTGAGTTCAACAGGAATAGAATTCAGTGATGGATCAGTTCAAACTGCCGCTGGTGCAGACAAAGGGTTTGCCATTGCGATGGGTATCGCACTAGGGTAGTATAAATACTATAAAAGGATGAAGTAAATGGCAATACCAAATACAAGAGAAACATTTAAGGAGTGGTGCTTAAGAAGTCTAGGCAAACCTGTCATCGAAATCAATGTTGATCCCGATCAAGTTGAAGATAGAATTGATGAAGCACTACAATACTTTTCTCAGTATCATTACGATGGTGTAGAAAGGGTATACCTAAAATATCAAATTACACAGGCAGACATCACTCGTTCTAGAAGTGATAATAGTCTTGCACAAGTTACGGATGTTGATTCGTCAACAACAGCAGTCTGGAAAGAACAGAAGAACTACATTCCTGTTCCAAGTTCTGTTATGTCTATTGTCAAGGTATTCCCTATGACAGACAAAGCATCACTGAATATGTTTGACATTCGATATCAGTTGAGACTGAATGATTTATACGATTTTAGTTCGACTTCTGTTATCCACTACGAGATGACAATGCAACACTTAGATTTCTTGGATCATATTCTTATCGGTGAGACTGCAATACGTCACAACCAACATCAAAACAGATTGTATTTGGATGCTGATTTTCAAACAGACTTTGTTGATGGAGATTATATCATCATTGAATGTTATCGTGCAATTGATCCTGCTACATATTCTGATGTTTACAACGATATCTTTTTGAAGAAGTACACGACACAACTTATCAAGAAACAATGGGGCGCAAACCTTTCCAAGTTCCAAGGTATTCAGATGTTGGGTGGAGTTGCACTAAACGGTGAACAGATTTATCAACAGGCACAAGATGAGATTGACAAGTTGGAAGAACAAATCCAACTTGCATACGAGTTGCCGCCTATGCATATGATAGGGTAAGTTATGCCAACGAATGTATATTTTGATACAGGTACAAAACCAGAGCAACACCTCTATGAAGATTTAATCATAGAACAGTTGCAGATTTACGGGCAGGATGTTTATTACATTCCTCGTAAGATGGCGGGTGTCGATAATATTTTTGGTGAGGACAATAGTTCTTCATTTGAAGATTCGTATCTAATCGAAATGTACATGGAAACGATTGATGGATATGAGGGCGAGAAAGACCTTATGTCTAAGTTTGGTTTGGACATACAAGATGACGCAACCTTTGTTGTTGCAAGGAGAAGATGGGAACAGTTCGTTTCGGTAGACAATAATATTATTGTATCGTCACGACCTAATGAGGGAGACTTAATTTACTTTCCAAAGGCAAGTAAGTTATTTGAGATTACGTTTGTAGATCACGATGATCCGTTTTATCAGGTTCACAATCTACCAACGTATAAACTAAAATGCAAAACCTTTGAGTATGCTTCTGAAGCAATCGACACAGGTATTGCAGAGATTGATGCAATTGAAGATGACAACTCTTTGGATATGTTGTCACATCAATTTACACTAGAAGATGGTACTGGTTCTCTTGCATTAGAGAATCCAATAGAGGGCGCAGCAACGTCCTATATAATACTAGAAACTTATAATGTCGCAACGATTGATGAGAACTCGCAAAACGATGACTTTGAACTTGCAGACGATAATATATTAGACTTCACTGAATCTAATCCATTCGGTGACGCTGGGATGAAATAATTATGATTGGAAATTACTTTTACAACGAATCAACACGAAACGTAGTTGTCGCCTTTGGTACACTGTTTAACGGTATTCAGTTAACAAAGAAAGATGCTAGTGGTAACGTCACACAGACTATGAAAGTTCCACTTGCATACGGGCCCAAACAGAAGTGGTTGTCACGACTGACTGAAGACCCCAACTTGTCAAAGAAGGTTGCAGTCACGCTACCTCGTATTGGTTTTGAAATCTCTGGATTGACGTATGACGCAACCAGAAAACAAAACAAAGTTATGAAAGCAAAGAAGGTGCTTGACGGTGCAGACAACGATCAGTTGAAATCTGGTTATATGCCTGTTCCTTACAATGTTGACTTTGAGATGTATATTCTTGCAAAGAGTTCAGACGATGCATTGCAAATTGTAGAACAAATCCTTCCATACTTTCAACCAGAATACACAGTAACACTTAGAGAGATTCCAGAGTTGGATATCATTCGTGATGTTCCAATCGTACTGAATAGTATCTCTTATGAAGATGACTATGAGGGCGATTTTACAAGTAGAAGGAGTATCATCTACACTTTGTCTTTTACTGCAAAGTATTACTTATACGGCCCAGTAACGTCTACAAATGTTATTCGTACTGTACAGGTTGATCAATATGCAAACACACCTGTCAATGCTCCATCTAGGGAACAGAGATACACAGTTACACCGAATCCATCAACTGCAACGGCAACAGAGTTCGATCCAGATGATGATAACTTCGGATTTAATGAGACTACAAGTTTCTTTGAAGATGCGAAAACTTATGACCCTAAGACGGACACGGACGTATAAATAGTAAAAAGAAATTAGGATAAACAAATGTCAAGCATTCTAAAAGTAAATACAATACAAGGTGCATCTAACACTGCAACTGTTATAAAAACAAGTGGTGGTACTGATGCATTAACAATTGATACTAGTGGTCGTGTAACTCAACCAGTATTGCCTGCCTGTTTCTGGCAAGGCGGTAATGAAGGTAATGTTTCAATGACCAACGGTGAAACATTTTGGGCAACAAATGATGGACAAGCAGCCGCATTAACTGATGGTACTGGATTATCTTATATACAAGGTGGAATTACCTATACTGCAGCTACTGGAAGTTTTACCGTTCCAATAAATGGCATTTATCACATACATGGTCAAGCGTATCATAATGAAGATGGTGTAAATTATAGAATGGGGGGTAATATTAATGGCACACAAAGATTTATGGGTCACGCTCATCAAAATATGAACAGAGGTACAAGAACTGCCGTTGCAGCAATAAAATTAAACGCAAATGATGTAATTACTTTTACATTAGTGGGTGGTAGCAATTGCTCAATTTATGAGGGTCAAAATCATACTTATGGTTTTATATACTTAGTAGGATAAGGAATAAAAAATGACAATTAGAAAAATCATATCAAGAAGTATTGGAACAGATGTTATCGCTGCAGAAGATTTGGCGAACAACTCTGTTACTACTGCCGAAATCCAAGACGGTGCAATAACACAAGCAAAACTTCACAGTGGGGTTAGTTTGGGCGTTGGTGCATTCTTGGGAGACAACTCATCTGGTGCTTTGCGTGGTGACACAACAAATGGTAAAAAAGATATTTTCAGAGTTCACGAACAAGAACTAAACACAAACGTAACAATACCATCAACGGACAATGCTCTTGCAGCAGGCCCGTTGTCAATCGCAAACAATATCACTCTCACTGTTAGTGGTAATTTGACAATCGTATAGGGGATAGAGAATGGCATCAACATTAACAGTAGACACTATCGTAGGAGCAACAACAGCAGCAAATGTTAAGTTGCCTGCTGGTCATACAGTACAAACTGTTCTTGCACATCATCCGAATCAAAGTTCAACAACCATTACATCAACATCATTTGTTGGTACTGGATTAAATGTTAATATTACTTCAAAGTTTGCAAATTCAAAGTTTTTAGTTACATTGACCGGCGGTGGTTGGTATGATGTAGGAAATTCAACTCAGTCTATGTTTGCAACATTTCATAGAAATATTGCTGGGGGTTCTTACTCAATTGTTACTGGTGGTGATAATAATGGTTATGGATTAATGAGATTGAGTGGAGATGGTGGCTCATGGAATATTAAACCATATTCTATGTCAGCATTAGACTCTCCCTCTGCAGCAGCTGGTGTAGTATTAGACTATAAAGTTATAGCAAAAGTAAATCAAAATAGTTGTTCATGGACAGCATCCGATAGAGGTATGCCAACTATTACTGTATCGGAGATATTAGTATGAGTACTCTATTCGTAAACAATCTAAACACTGCAAGTGGTTCAACGATTCAAGTAGCATCTGGTAAAACAATTCATCAGCCTGGCACTATTATTCAAGTTGTAAATGGCCCTGCCAATAGTGCAAGATTAGCATCAACTTCAACGAGTTATACAAACACACCAATAACAGCAACAATTACACCAAAATTCGCAACAAGTAAAATACTTGTCAGATGGAGCACTATTGGACTTTCACCTAATGATGTTTACCTTTATTTAAGACTTATGTGTGCAATTGGTGGTGGTAGTCAAGCATTAGTAAATACAAATGAAGACCATACTATGGCAGATGGTTATGATGAAGCAAATTGGCAACCTATAAGTCACGAAGCACTTCACTCACCAAGCACCACTAGTGCCTGTGTTTATACAGTTCAATCAAAGGCTGGTTCTGGTACTCATTATGTGGGTTGGAGTGGTGATACTGATAACAAGAATATGATGAATATCACACTTATGGAAATCGCACAATAAAATGATTAAAATTAAACAGGAGAAAAAATAATGGCAACAGTATCAGACGCACTAAGTGCTCTTGGTGTCAACGAATGGGTTCTTAGAGGCGAACCAAAAAACGCAGACGAATTTGGAGCAATGTTCCGTAAGGTAACAGGTTCAACTGATGATGGAACTGCAATCGAATCAGACAATGCTAAAGATTGGGGAGTTACTTGGGATGAAGTCAATAAAAAGTTACAAGACTTGACTGCGGCAGAACCAATGAAAGAACTTCGTGCAGAACGAGATAAATTAATCGCTGCAACCGATTGGTGGGCAAGTTCAGACTTGACTATGACAGATGCACAAACTGCTTATAGACAAGCACTTCGTGATATTACAAAGGATTATGATTCTTTGGATGATGTCAAGTGGCCTACTAAACCGTAAGGTTATGAGATGTCAAATCAAACTGATATTCTAGATAATGTATTGGGAATTGCAGAACCAGAGTCGATGGCGGTAAAAGACATAACACCACCAAAACCAGTTCTTGTTCCCGAAACAAAATTGAATGATGAGGATATAGATAATGATTATAAATATCAGAGAGAAAACTTTTATAATCTGATTGAGAGAGGACAGGACGCTATAGATGGTATCCTAGACCTTGCAAGAGAATCAGAACATCCTAGAACCTACGAGGTTGCTGGGAACTTAATAAAACAAGTTGCAGAGGTAACAGAAAAATTAGGCGACTTACAGGGAAAGATGAAGAAACTCAAAGAAGTTCCTAACTCTGCCCCACAAAATGTAACTAATGCATTGTTTGTTGGTTCTACCGCTGAACTGCAAAAGATGTTAAAAGGAAAAGATTAAGATGCCATTAACACGAATTAGACAAACGGCAATTGGTAACGATAGTATTACCACAGCAAAACTGGATGACACTACTGGTGGGTTTACTCTGCCAGGCAATCAGTTTGTTAGAGTTCCAGTAGGAACTACTGCACAACGCCCCTCAAGTCCTGCTTCTGGACATCTAAGGTATAATACTAATTTCAATCTTTTGGAACAATATAATGCTGGACTGAATCAGTGGCAAGCAATTGATACTCCACCAACAATCACAAACCTTTCATATTCTGGTTCTCTTACTGCTGCTGATCCTGCTGGTGGTACAACAATTACACTCACAGGAACGAACTTTCAATCGGGTGCAACTGTTACAGTAGGTGGAACTGCTGCATCTTCTGTTACTGTAGCATCTTCAACATCCATTACATTTACTACACCAGTAAAAACTGCTGGTGATTATGATGTGGTTGTACAGAATTCTAATGGACTTCGTGCAACTCTGACAAACGGACTTACCATCAACGGTACACCAACATTTACCACTGGTGCTACTTTAACACCAGTTTCTTCAAATGCAACAATTAGTATTACAATTCTTGCAACTGAACCAGACGGTGGAACTATTGCTTATTCACAAACTACTGGAACATCAAATCCTCTGCCAGGCTTCTTATCTTTGAATGCTGGAACGGGCGCTCTTACAGGAACAGCGCCTTCAGTATCATCTGATACAACTCATACTTTTGAAATTACTGCGACAGATAACGAAAATCAAACTATTAATAGAACATTTACTCTTGTTGTCAATAGACTTTACTATTCACATCCAGTTCCTTCAAGTATGACATTCAGTGATGCTAGATCTCAACATTTATCAAGAACACCTAGTGGTACTGGAAATCGTCAAATATTTACTCTTTCTAGTTGGATTAAAAAGACTGATGTTGCTGCTGAATCTGGACAAGGTGCGATATTTGGTTCTGGTATAGACGCTAACAATCGTGATGTTCTTAGAATTGGTACTGATGGTTTGATAGAATATCAAGGGATTATTAGTGGAACAAGTAAGTCAGTTAAAACAGAAAGTATTATTAGAGGACACAGTGAATGGGCACACGTTATGCTCGTAGTCGATACCACTCAGTCCTCTTCGGCAAATAGAGTCAAAATCTATCTAGATGGACAATTGCAAACTTTAAGTGGAAACACTGGTGACTGGCACGCACAAAATTCAAATACCTCTGTAAACCATACTTGCATACAACTTGTTGCCGCAAGAACTGATGACGGTTCAGGCAATACATTACATTGGGATGGTTCTCTTGCTGAAGTTCATCTGGTAGACGGATCAGCATTGACGCCAACATCGTTTGGTGAGGATCATGGTGGAGATTGGAAGCCTAAGGCATACTCAGGGTCGCATGGTACAAATGGTTTCTATTTGCCGTTTAGACAAGAGGGTGAAGCGGGTTGGTCAGTTACTCAACATGAAGGAACAAATGAACCTCAAATAATTACTAATGTCGGTTTCGATCCAGACTTAGTTTGGTTCAAGTGGAGAGATGGTGGTAGTGGTTGGGAAGTCCATGATACTCTAAGAGAAGAAGGACACAGATTGCTTCTTGATACTAATATGGCAGATGCAAGTGGTATCAACGGTGTTACTGCAATTGTTAATGATGGATATCAACTAAACAATTCTGGTGGAGGCGGCGAATCCAATGGTGCCAACCGTACATATGTGGTATATCATTGGGATGCTGGAACAGGACAGGTTCAAAATAAAAAGTTAGAGGCATTAGGCGCTGTTGGTGGTATTCTTTATAGAGGTGACACATTTGAGTTTACCGCTACCGTTACAGGAACTTATGCTGTAAGTTATACTGGAGGCGGTGATAATGCAAGTGCCTCTGGTTCTACTGGTATCGGCGATAATATGACTTTGTTTAATTGGGGAACTCACGAACTGTTTAAGAATGGTGTTTCTCAATTGACTTGGCGAGGTGCGTATCTTAGTAATACAGGAGGAAGTCAATCATATGTAAGACAAAGAGCAGCACAGAATGGTTCAACAACCCTTGCTTTGGCGGCCGGTGATACAGTAAAAGTTGTACTTGCTGGATCGAATGCTGATCTTAATTATGGAACTTACTACAATACATATCAGGGTGCGCCATCAATAACCTTTACTTCACCAAACAATAATACATCTGGTTCTATCAACGCACAAGTAAAAGCAAACCCCACTCATGGTTTCTCAATCGTAAAATACACAGGCACAGGATCTGCTGCCACAATTGGTCATGGATTATCCTCAGCACCAAAATGGATTGCGATTAAGAATTTAACAGATGCAGAAAGTTGGGCGGTTGGACATGATAATATTGGTTGGGATTATTCAATGAAGTTTGATGATAATAGCGCCAGAACTAGTGGTGCCGCTATATTTAATGCAACTGGCCCTACTAGTACTTTATTCAGTGTCGGAACTAATAATAGAACAAACTCTAATAATGACTCATATATTGCTTATGTTTGGAGTGAGGTTACTGGATATTCTAAATTTGGAACATATAGTGGATCGGGAAGTGCTGGACAGGCTATCGCTTTAGGATTTCGTCCAGGCTTAGTAATTATTAAAAGATACGACAGTACTGGTAATTGGGTACTCTTCGATCACCTAAGAAGTCCATATGGTCGTGCTGATGATGCATTAAGTTTAGATGTTAATGACAGAACATATACTAGTGCAGATGGTGTTGTTGGTATTGATTTTACTTCTACAGGATTTACTCTTCAAGATAATCACACTACAAGAAATGCTAGTGGTGGTTCGTATGTCTACATGGCGTTCAAAGACAACGCAACTTACAATTTCTGGAAAGATTATTCGTCAAACACAAATAATTTTGAGTCAATAAATACAGGACAATATAGAATAACATCTGATAGTCCAACAGGAGCATTTTAATGGCAAACTTTGCACAACTTAACGTACTAAATCACGCACTTGCTTCTGGTTCAACACTGTCAGAAGGTAATTTGAGAATTCAATCAGAAAGCACTTCTGATGTTGGTAGTTTGGCATATTCTACTTTGGAGATGGCAAGTGGAAAGTTTTATATGGAAGTTCTTGTTGTAAGACAAGATGCAGATAGAGGACAGATTGGTATTATTAATACTCTTGTAGAACAGAACCAAGCTCCAAATAATACAAATATAACTGACGGTGCTAATGAGTGGGGGTTTCTTACTCAATCTAATGTTAGTAATGGTTCTATCCATCATAACAGTAATAACATTGGAAATGGTGCAATGGGTTCTTTCCAAACTGGCGATATTGCACAGGTTGCTATTGATGCATCTGCTGGTAAAGTTTGGTTTGGAAGAAACAATACATGGTTTGCAAATGATGGTGGTAGTGATGGTGATCCTTCTACCGATGCAAATCCTACATACACTAATTTAGCAAATGGGCCTTATCGTTTTGCAGTAGGTTGTACAAATGCTGCATCAGGTTTGTTTGTTATGAAAGCAAACTTTGGTGAACAGGGTTTCAAGTACACGCCTCCTACTGGATTTAAGGCGTTGTCTCAAGATAACTTACCTACACCTACAAATTTTGATGCACTGGCAGGAGAGACTCCAGCAGATTACTTCAAGGCAGTTGAGTATACTGGCACAGGAAACTCAACGGCAGTAACAGGATTGAATTTTCGCCCCGATTTTGTTTGGATCAAAAATCACAC